TTAAATTTTATCCGCGTGGTGCATCAGCACAAATTTATCCCACAACTGTTCTTCTGTCTCGACATGTTGCGGATCTTTCACAATAGTATTGGGGATCGGGCACACCTTCTGGCAGGTTGGTGTCTCGTAGTGCCCTACGCATTCGGTACACTTATCGCTGTTAATCTCATAGATATGATCTCCCATTGAAATCGCCTCATTCGGGCATTCGGGTTCACACATATCACAATTAATACAGCGTTTAGTAATTAGTAAAGACATTTCAATGGATTACCGTTAAATTATTTTAAAATCAGTAAGTTGTATCGAGTTTGTGTGCTTTACAGTCATTAACTTACTGTATGTTGATCCAGTGTATTTAACCTTGATAAACTCAGTCCAGCAACACAAAACCGCAACACATTGCATTTTGTCCCGTAGAAAAGACTTGTATGTGTGAGCTTGTTTTCTGCGCCTACGCAGATAAGGATTGAGAATGCCGCGCACTGTAACACATAATCCGGATAGCCCCAATAATGACGATGTTTTAGCCGCATCTGAAAAATGGGACGCCTGTAAACCCCCCTATACCAGCGCACACATGAAAATCTGTGTTGCTGCCGCCAAAATCATCCTCGCAGCTTCCGGCGTGGCTCGCCGTTCCAAATACGAAAAAGAGAACTATCTCCGTATCGATTTCAGCAAAGCCGGTAAGGTTACATTTTACGCCGAGTTTCCAAAAAAGATGGGCCTCAAGGGTAAAAAGCTCGGCGAGTGGCCGGAGCTCGCTATCCAGCTGGCGCGCGAAAAAGCGCTAGGTATGGCTGACTGTGGCTTGCGGGCAGAGTCCGTACATGCAGCGCTGGAAATGTACCGGGATGACCTCAAAGCCAAAGTCGCCCGGCAGAAGCTGAGCCCGGACAGTTTCACAACCTACGGGGTGCGTATCGACCGGATTAAAGCAACGTTCGGCGAGCGTGAGGTGTTCAGCGACGTAACATACAATCGGCTAGTGGAAGTGCTGGACGAGTGGATCGCCACTCGCTCGAACAATAACGCCCTGGAGTTGTTTGCCGAGCTCCGTCGGTTCTGGAAGTTCTGCGCACCTACTCTTTGTAACGGTCGCAATGTTGCTGCCAGTCTGCCAGATGATTATGTTTCCTCCCGCGTACAGAAACCCACCCCCACACGGCTTTTTACCGATATTGAGTCAATCGCCCGGCTCTGGCTCAATGTTGCCGCCTGCACCTCTGTACACCAGAAGAATGCTGTTCGCTTCATGATCATCACCGGCGTTCGTCCGATTAATGTCCATAACCTGCGCTGGGACTACGTTCACGAGGAGACTGGCGAAATTGTTTATCCTGAAGGGGTTATCGGCATGCGAGGGGCTATGAAAACACAAAAGGCTTTCCGCCTGCCGATAACGCCTGAGATCCGGCGGATTATCGACGAGCAGAAAGCCTGGCGTGATTCAGTTCCTGAGTGCAACAGGGATTATGTATTTTTGCAGCCACGTGATCCAATGCAGCCATTTTCAAAACGATCACTGGATAAGCTGGTGAAAACATACAGCCCGGACGGGGCTGTAAAAGGAATAAAACATGATGGGACTGTTAAAGGGAAAGACGGTGCATTTAATACGATGTGCCGTAAATTCCTTAAGAGCAATGTTATTGCCTTGATGAAGGAAAGAGGCTATTCCCGATCAGACCGAAGGGAAATCAGCCTCCTTTGCCTTCACCACTCCAGTAAGTCAGATGACCCGATGGCAGAACATTACGACTTTTCTGATGAGATTTTGCAGGAAGAGATTGCGTTAAAGCGCGAAGCTTTCGAGGCTCACGAGCGGAGCATACTTGCGCAGGTGGCATTGCTACGGCGGCGAGGTTAATACTGGCTGCGACATTTTTGAATAAAAGCGTCGACATTTCGGCGCTCATAACGAACTACTTTTGCACTGAAACGAATTGGTGCCAGGATAGCCCGATGACGATGCTTAATATTCCACTCACATAGAGTTTTCTGTGTAATACCTAACTTTTGGCATACTTCATCCGGGGTGAGTAAATCGTCGGGTTTCTCGCTCATGCTATACCTCTCTTTTTCATGGCATCGAGCAGGATGTCCTGCACTGTTCGTTTTGAGTTGCGCCGCTTCATCACCATTTCGTCCATAGTGTCGGCAGCAATAATGTGGTGAATAAATACCGGACGATTGTGTCCGGCCTGTATCTGCCTGGTGGGGCCGATACGTTCAATAATTTGCTGATATTGCTCCAGGTCCCACCAGTGTGAGAAAAATACCAGTATATTTCCGCCGTCCTGCATGTTCAGGCCGTGGCCCGCGCTGGCTGGGTGTGCAAAGAGAACAGGAATCTTTCCGGAATTCCAGTCGCGCAGTGTCTTTGGATCCTGGTCGAGGTGACGACCGCGAGGGAATGCTTTAAGCAAGCGTTCAAGATCGTGTTTCCAGTGATAAGCAACCAGCACAGGTGCGCCAGCTGCTTCGGTCAGTATGCTGTCCAGCGCCTGTAGTTTGGTGTCATGCAGTTCTGACCAACTTCCGGTGTCATCTGTGTATACTGCGCCACTGGCGATTTGCAGACACTTCAGTGTCTTTGCCGCGGCGTTCGGTGCTTCGATGCCTTCGCCATTCAGCTCGAGGAACATTTCCTTTTCCATTTCACGATACTGCTGACGGGCCTTCGGCGGCATATCCACGCGGATTACGTTATGGATGGGGTCTTTGATATCGAACCAGTCGGCCGCATCCAGCGATAGGGTCACATCGGCTAACGCTCGCTGTATTTCACCCTGTGAGTGAGCAAACGGCTCCAGTTTGGTCCAGCTCTGCCCCGGAAACTGTATCGAGTTGAACCAGCGTGAGGTAAACGCGCCGTAAGTGCGCCCGAGACGTTGCCCTTGGTCCACAAACCACGCTTGTCCCCACAAATCTACCAGGCCGTTCGGTGCTGGCGTACCGGTGAGATTTATCCAGCGCCGGACATACTTATGCGCTACTTTGCTCAGTGCCGCAGCGCGCTTACCACCACCTCGCAGCCGGAAGGATTTTAGCCGGGTGCTTTCATCTGGAATGACAGTACCGAACGGCCATCGTTCTCCCAATTCCTCAACCAGCCAGACAAGGTTATCGTAGTTGATGGTGAACACGCTCGCGTTGTTGTTCGCCAACGCTGCAGAGCGCGCTTTGGCATTACCAACAATTGGTTGTACCTCGATATTGCGCAAATGCCCCCACTTCAGTGCTTCATCCGGCCATGTGCTGGCAGCCACGCGCAGCGGCGCGAGAACCAGCGCAGGTTGTGTTTCTGCACCCGCCATGAAGAGGTCTTCCAGCGTAGTGAGTGTCGCTACGGTTTTACCCATTCCCATACCCGCCCAGATGTTGCCGCGCAGGGTTTCGATTTGGTGATTAATAATCAGGTCTTGATAGAGGCGAGGAGAAAAATTGATCATTTCGAAACCTGTATGTGTATAATGTTCTGGAGAAGCGATGGTGGAGAGAAGTATGGATATTTGGAGCTTTGATAAACTATTTATTTTTATTATTTTTGTGGTTCCTGGATTTATTAGTATAAAAGTGTACGAAGCACTTCATCCTTCGGTTAAAAGAGAGTCATCCAAAATAATTATTGATGCTGTTGCTTATAGCTGCATTAATTATGCTATTTGGTTTTTCCCGATTTATTTCGCAGAGCGGAATAACTTATTTGATTATTCATTGTTTTTATATTATCTAATGTACTTCTTAGCGCTTTTTATATCTCCATCGTTGCTTCCTGTAGCTCTGTATAAATTAAGAGAATCGCAGTTTTTTAGAAATAAATTGCCGCATCCAGTGGGGCGTCCATGGGATTTTTTCTTCAGGAATGCTCCTGCTTGTTGGGTTATTATCACCCTAAAAGATGGTAAAAAAATAGGGGGGCTGTACGCAGGTAATGCCTTTGCCTCAAGCAGCCCAGAACCTGAGCAAATTTATTTGATTGAAAGTTGGCACATCAATGATGACGGTGGGTTTGATAGACCTAAAGAACGAACTTTAGGTGTGTTGGTTCTGACTACAGATGTTCTTACCGTAGAGTTTTATTCAATTTAAGTTAAAAATAAAGGTGGTATAAATTGACTATTAATAAAAAGATGAGTAATGACGCATTGGACGTAAATAACTATCAAGCAATTATGGAAGGGTATCAACCAAAAGTTTCTAATGAACGTCTTGCTATCAATGGTTACCAACCACAAAATAATGGAAGTATGGGCTTTTTTAGTTCACCTATAACTATGCAGCAATGCCCAAGTTCGTTAGAGTCAGAGAAGCGTGATGGTTACCAGCCTCCGTCACAAACTCGTCCTGTAGCTCCTCCCCCTAAAAAACCCTAATTATAATTGTAGCGTGAAGAATTCTCACGCTACAATATCCTCTCTAGATTTTTGCTATCTAGTACCACCACGCTAAAGCCCAGTGCGCGCAGTCGTTCATGTTCGCGCAACTGATCAGGTCGTGGAGGTTTGCTTGGTGCTTTGCATTCGACAAAGACGATGCGACCGCCGGGTAGCAGAACAATGCGATCTGGTACCGAGCGGCGACCGGGAGATACGAACTTAAAGGCAACCCCGCCAGCTTTTTTCACTTCAGCGACGAGATGCTTTTCGATAAGGCTTTCACGTTCATAGGCCATCATCCACCGCCTTATGCTTTTCACGCATGTTTTGCATCAGGCAAGAATCAGCCCGGCGCTCTCTCCAGTCCTGATTAAGTTCGTTACGTGATTCACGGTTTGCTTTGGCCCAGACCTTCGCCGCCCGGTCATACTCGCCGGACTGCTCAAGGCGCAAAGCCTCCCGCGCAGTCCGATAATAAAGCGGACTATCCCGATATTTAAATGACATAGGGGTTACCTCAAATAAAAAACCCTGCATTTGCAGGGGTATTTACTTTTTAGGAAAATGATTGATTAAGATGAAGCGTTCGCTATTTGAGCTTCATTAAATGTGAAACCGGCCTGTTTAAGGCGCTGGATTAAGCGAGGTACAGTTTCTCGAACATGATCATTAAAGTTGAGATAAAGAATACCCGCAGCATCAGAAGGCTGTTCAAGGTGTTGCTTCTGCAAGATGACCACGTTACTGCGGCCGAGTGATGATAACAACATCCCCATTTCTAGAACTACATTTTGACGAGCCCTGGGCAGGGCTGCTTCTTGACCGTCTCTTTTGGAGTATCCCACATCATCGGGAGTGAGAAGAACAATGCCAAAACGAGTCGCTGTCTGCCCTTGACCAATTTCACGCTCAAGTTCTTCAATTATCGTAAGTCCAGTACCACCTGTATTCTGCAAAATAAAATGATCAGGTAACCCAAGCTTATGAAGAATGAGCTCAAGCTGCTCTTTTGCTGCATGGTCGTGACCGTGAACGATGAAAATCTTTTTGGCTGGCTCTTGAACCGGGGCTGGCTGAACTCGTTGAGCTGGCGCGTTACCCAAGTGTTCATTAATAATGGCTTCAACCTCTGGTTTTGCCGCTTGTGAGCCTTGAATCAAAATCGTTCCGGTGTGGTAAAGCGTTATGATGGCACCATTACTTAAACGATAACAATCATGACCGGCTTTGTTTTCTTCTCCGGTAACATCAAATCCGGATTCGACTAAAAATTGACGAAAAGTTTCGACAGGGTGTGGGTATTTGAGAGCCATTTCATTGAGATCCTGCATCATTATTTTCCTATAAAATAAGCAATATTTAGCAAAGCAGCAATGACAGCGAGCAGCTAATCCTTACGGTAGTGGTTCGCCTCAAAACCGCCAGCGTTCAGTGGGATATCGGGCGCCCATTCGGGGTTATTGGAGAGAAGCGCGGAAAGCTCTTTATCGTTGAAATCTTCTGTGTCAGGTGCTTCGGTGATCACCTCGTCGTGTACCGTCAACACAATGCTGTAACCGGCATCTTCGATAAGCGGCATGTTTCCGGCCAGAACGTCGCGGGCGGCTGCCTGGGTGACGTTCTCCACCAGCTTTCCGCCGTAGGTTTTGAGTCGTTGCCATTTACGCGAATAAGAGTTAACACCCATGTAGGTGATATTCCCTTTTTCGATAACCGGAGACGGGTAGCATACAGCGCGTCCGGATGGTAGCTGTATGCGCAGCCACGCACCATCGCGGCGGATTTTAAGATAACCGCAATACAATGTTTTTTGCGGTGTGGCGATTGCAGTACGGACGGTGCGCTCCAGTTCGTACCAGAAATCGCAGGTCGCCGGGTGCGCCCTGCGCCAGAGACGTTTAAGTGAGTCGCAGGCGATAAATACCCGTTCAGAAAGCCCGTAGGTTGACTTGCGTTTAACCGATTCGTCGTACCAGCTTTTCGCCTCGCGGATAACATCGCGGGGAATGTTTGGCAGTGCGGCGTTCGCCAGCTCGTCGAGATCGAGACCGTAAACCAGCGCAAAAGTGATGAAAGCCGATACACCACCACCATAACCCAGACCGAGCTCCATGACTTTACCGATCTGACGCATGTGTTTATCAACATCATCTGGTGCAATATCGAAAGCTTTTGCATACGCCAGTTTATATAAGTCCGGACCCGTTCCGGCGTCGTACTCTCTAAATGCATTCAGTTTCCATTCCTCTCCCGCCAGCCATGCCAGCATACGGCCTTCAATGTTTGACAAGTCACTTACCACCAGTTTTTTGCCTGTTGGCGCGATAATGCAGCCACGTAACGCTGAACTGGTTAGTTCCATGATATTGTCAAACAGCAGGTCTGCACATCCGGCTTTCAGTGCTTCGATGCCTTCGTCTATTTGTTCCTGTTTTAGTGAAGGGCGGGGAAGGTTCTGGGGCTGGAATAGCCGTCCGGCCCAACGACCGGTACGTGACGCCCCGCAGAACTGTAGCGTACCGCGTAAGCGCCCGTCGTGGCTTACGCCTTTCATCAGTGCCTTGTATTTACTGGTGCTGGTAGTACTGGCCTGCAGGCGGATAGCCAGCAGTTCTTTCACGGCAGATGGTAAATCGGGGTCGGCTATACGACGTTCCAGAGTACTGCGTTGCATGTCTGGTAGCTCCACACCGTAGGATTCAACGATGTGCTTAATCAACGCGTCCCGTTGTGTTGCTGCCTGCACTTCGCCATCAGTCATTTCCTGTGTACGCTTTGCCAGGCGCTTTTGCTCCTGGTCTACCGCTTCGATCGCAGCGCGCGCGAGTTGAATGTCCATGCAGACGCCCCGGTCGTTGATCTGCTGATCACGATGCCAGAGCGCCAGTTCTGTCCCCTGATAATTCCACTTCGGCAGACGTTTATAGACTTCGCGCATTGCCTCGATATCCAGTCCGGCGTAAGCAACAAAGCGCCGCCATTCTTCCGGGTGGGTTTTGCTGGTGGCCCGGCGCAGTTTGCTGTTTTTCGGGCGTGGCTTACAGAACAGCTGGATCAGCGCTTTACCTTCTTTGTCCTTCGCTTTGTCTTGCGGGACGCCTAGTACTTCGCAGAGTTCCCCCAGAGACCCCGGGAGACCGTGCGCCAGCGCCTGCACCATTGTGTCGCGCCAGCGTTCGACTGGCGGTGCCAGGCGCGGCATTGCATAACGCAGGACGGTGCGGTCGAAGTGAGAGTTATGAAAATAAAGCAGGGTTTCAGGGGCTGCGATTGCTTCGTATAATTCGTGTGGAATACCGCCACCAGCAGTGATATCCCATACGTTTACTGGCCCGTCGTTGATAGCCCATGCGAACAGCATCACTTCAACGCCTTCGGCATACGCATGGGTGCCATTCTTGATAGGGATTTCGCAATAGGTTTCCAGGTCGCCCCATAGTATATTGGACATGGTATTTATTCCGAAGGGTTAGTTGTATGGAAATAAAAGATGTTATTGCACTTGTCGGACTCATAATCCCAGGTATAACCGCAGCAGTCGGTGTTTATAAATTATTGAATGATGTTAGTTGGTTTTTGTCGAAAACAACAAAATTCTCACATATTCTTGAAAATTATCGGGAGTATATTGATCCTTCTGAGTTAGAGTTTATGAAGGCAGAAATAAAAAGAGAAATCAAAAAAAGCATCTTGGGTATGGTTAATTTGAAACTTAGGCCGTTAATTCTTTATATAAGAACGTATTCTGAATTAGATATGCCATCTTGGCGGTGGTGGCTCTTAGCACCTCATATTCAATGTAAATATGATAGATTTTTTATACGTTATAAAGGTAAATATAAACGATATCGCTTGTATTCTAAAATTGCAGCTATTTTTTATTTGGGGTATGGCCTAATATTTCTGTGTTTGTTGCTAAATAAGGGTACTGTTTATATGGTTCTCGGCGTTGTTGTAATGTTGTTTTGTTTGTTTACGGTTTTTATGTTCTGGACTCTTTTCCCGGGGCGAGAAGTTATAAATAAGTATAATTTACAGTTATTGAAAGTAGATGCAAGTAGGTATCAGGTCAAATGATATTATCGACCTGATACATTGATGCTTTAAATCAGTGCTTCAGCATCAGCACCTTCGCTGATATCGTCGAAATCGTCAGCGCTTGCCACTCCGCCGCCAGCGAATGCATCGCCGTCTCGCAGGAACTGGACTCCGCCGAGTGAGGCATTAATGCGTTTACCGAAATTATTGTCCTGTGCCCAGATATCGATAACGGCGTTTACATAGCACCCTGCATAGGGACGTCCGTCAGCCTGAATAAGTGGCGAACGATCGCGATCAAGAACAGCTGGGCGCGCTTTGTTAGCAGCATTCAGGAAGAAATTACCGGGGAAGCCTTCATACTCTGCTTTTTCATCACCATCATGCAGGCACAGATTGAGTTTTTTCTCCAGCTGGTTATAAATGGGCTCCCACTTCTCTCCCCATTTTTCCTTCGCTACCTGCTTCATAGCTTTACGGATTTCTTCCAGTTGTGGGTGTTTGGGAGACATTAAAAATACTGCGGAGAAACGCGGATCGCCTTCGCCGTTTACAGTTTTAGCTTCAAACAGAGACGGGAAGGCCAGACGAACATTGTTCAGCTTCAGTTTCATGGGTATTTCCTTAAATCAGATGAGGTCTGCGGTTAGCGTATCGTCGGATACGTCGTCGAAATCATTTACAGGGTTGATATTGAGTGCGGGGCGTGGGTCTGACTCGGGAACGACGGTTGGTTTACCATCAGCTCGTGTTATCAGTGCCTCGACTTTTGACCAACGGCGTGGACTGGCCTTTTTGATAAGTTTTTCGGCTTTTGTGGGACTAATAAGTTTAAAGTCGAATACTTCTTCAGTTTTGTACCTGAACTGGTCCTTCAGAAGTGCGCGAGCTGCCTCTTCATCACTCCAGGCCCGGTTACCTTGTTTTCCTGTTACCAGTTTAAACCCCGGTACCGGATGTCCGGCATTGAGTTCATTGTGAACCCGGTCCCGTACTGCCTTTAGCCAGGATTCAATAAAGTCGGCCTGGCTATAGATCTCCGCAAGCTGCTCAATGGTTAACAGAGGTACACGTGCGCTGGCATTGGTGATTATTTCGCTGACAGGCTTTGTCAGATCTTCAAAATCGCTGGCCGCTGTTTGTAAATGCTGCATTTTCTGGGCAGTGCAAATAGCTTTTGCTTTACAGAAGCGGCACTGTTTTTCTCCAGGTATGAAGTTTTCCAGCGGTAGTGTCTCAATGCCTTCGCATTCAGCAATATTGAGAACAAGGATCGCACTGGTTGCGGCCTCCTGTGCCCGTTCACCGAAAGACTGAAGTTCCTGTACGGTTAACGACCATTCTGAAACGTGGTTGAGCCTTGGCTGGTGAATAAATAATCTTACAGTCTCAAAGTCATACAGCATGCTGAATTGTTCGAGCGCACCCAGAGCATACAGTTGTAGTTGCTCATTTTGTTCTGCATCAATGCGGACGCCTTTGCCATATTTCAGGTCGTGGATTTGTAATTCGTTACCAGCGATGATTATGCCGTCGGCAGTTCCGAAAGATTCTTCCACCCCCGTTATATGTGAGAAATCAACACGTTGTTCAACCAATAGTTCATTATTCTGTGCAAGAGTCCAGACCGTATCAACATACCGGCCAACGGCTTCGACCATTTCATCATCCACCTGTGGGCCAGATGTATCATCAGGATTTTCGCGAAGGGGGTATGAGCCGAGAAACATAGAAACATTGCATCCGGCGTAGTGTTCCGGGTGGCTTTGCCTGTTTCGTAGAACTTTTTCAGCAAGCGCGTGCGCTGCAGTGCCCTCGATTGCAAAAGTTGTTTCTTTATCCGGTTGTGTGGCCTCCAGCGCCAGACTTCCTGGGCAGCGCATCCATCGATGCGCTGATGATGGAGAAAGTTGTGCATGAACGTCTGGCATGATTAACCCTCCAGTGCTTTTTCAGCCAGGGTGATTACTTCAGCGAGATTTTCATCCGTTACTTCACCAAGTTTCCTGGCTCCCTGTTTTTCCAGAATTGCAATAGCTTCTGCCCGGTAACCCCCTTTTGCTAACTGGAGGATCAACCCTTCAGCTTGTTTGCGTAGTGCCGCGAAATCAATTGTATGGTCATCTTTGGCGTCATTATTCTGGCTGGAATTTGCTGCGTCTCTGCGTGCAAATTCTTCCTGCAGCTGAAGGTACTCAACACGGTTGATCTCGATATGGCCTTTTTTAAGCATCTCGTTCAACTTGCGTAAGGTGTGGAGTTCACTGGCTGCTGTGCCGGATACATTTTTGACGTAAAACGGCCCCGTGCGTTCTCCATCTTTGTTACTGGCCTTTTTCGGCTTAACTTCATCACGCCCATCTGCAGGTGCATCAAGTAGTTGCTCGACAAAAGCACGTCGCTCGCCGATGGTTGGCAGGTCGTCCCAGAACTTAAGAATGTTACGGGACAGGTCCAGAAGAGCGGGTTTATGCAGTGCCCTGGCTCGTTTGACGCCCTGCAATGCGCTGTCGAGAGCATCAATCTGAACTACTCGTTTATCGCCTTCAGCATCACGGTAGGCAACAGCACGTTGCAGCATGTCTTCTGTGATAGGGGTGGCTACCGGGTAGAAACCAGCCAGTGCGATAACGTCGCTGAACTCCAGATCATCCAGTGTCATTGCCGCTGACATATTTTCAGTTTCAGTTGCTGTATCCCGACATTCCTGCACTCGTGAAATCGTGTCAGGATGCATAACAATACCTGATGCCATTGTGCGGATAAGACGTTCAAGCAGCGCATTATGTTGTGCCAGAAGTTGATTATTAAGTTCGAGACTGGTTTCTAAACTCATACTGTGGTCCTCGCAACAAGGAGAATGAAAGTGATGATCAGACCGAGCGCAGTGGCAACGGCCAGACCGGTCATCAAATCGAAGTTTTTACGGCGATAACGGAGAACATCGCGCCCCGTCAGTCGATAGAGGTGTTCAGGTTTCATCGGTTGTATTCCTTTTTTCATATCGGGGAGCGCGCTGTTGCGAGTGCGCTTTCAGACATAAAAAAGCCCGTCACTTGCGGCGGGCAAAGACTACACACAGCAATTACATGGATGATTCAGTTGGTATTGTGCGTACGTGGTACCACAAGGTTGAAGCGGACACGCCAGTGCGTTGCAATGGTATGCAGGAAAGCACCACATCCAGGGCAGTGCTCATAACATTCGTTGATTTGGTATCGTTTTGGCTTTGGTGTCTGAAGCTGTGTTTGGCAAGCAGGGCATTCACCTTTGAGCGGTTTATATGTTTTCACGCCGTTTCCTCATTCAGTTCACTTTGGTGGTTCGGCGGCTTCGACTTGTATCAGTAGGCAGTGCTTCGCCGCACCCCAAAGGGAACTTACTGACCCGTATTGCCGACATCCTGTCCCGCCACGGTCCCGACGCATGGTTTAGAGTCGCGCCGTTCGACTTGTGGCTAAAGATACAATTTGAGTTGTATTGTGTAAACCACAAACGTGGTATTTTGTGGGGTGTGAATACTACTTTATTGATATTTAAGTGAATTTAATTTGTAAGACTTTACAAATGGGGTAAGGGAGGCTGTTACGCCTCCCGATATTTACGGTGGGAATACTAACGTTTACGGCGGTAAATACGGTGTTCGATCATTACACCTATGATCTGTAAGTTCATATCTGCACTACGAAAAATAGGGTAATCAGGATTTAGGGGGATTAATTCAAAGTCGTCGATGCCGATTCCTAATGGACGGTATTTTTTAAATGTAGCTTCGTGACCGTCGTTTTTGGCGACAACAAACTCCCCTGGTGCAGGACATAGATCAGGATCGATGATAACAATGTCTCCTTCTTTAAACTCTGGTTGCATGCTGTCGCCATCAATACGTAATGCGAAGCATGTTTCTGGAATGTCAGAGTCTGCCAAAATATATTCAAATTCCCCTGTCAGATCTGTTATGTCTCTTGCTTCTGTAAGCTCTCCTGCTTGAACGTAACTTAATATAGGTATGCGTCTGGTACTTATCTCCGCGAGAGGCATAATATTTTTACCGTTCAGTAGCCAGTCTGGGCTACATTTCAAGGCCTTAGCCAGATCCAGAAGATTGCGTGGCTTTCTGGTTCGTCCACTTTCGATGGATTCTATGGATTGTTGGCTAACCCCTGCAGAATTCGCTACTTCCACTTGAGTCATTCCTAATTCCAAACGACGTGCTTTAAAACGGGCTGCGAGAGACATGGGATTAGTCCTTCTGGGTTGTATTAATGTGTATACCCACATTAAAAACAATTTTTGTTGTATTTGACAAACCTCATTTGTTGTTGCTAAATACCACTAAAATTGTATGAGGTGAAAGCAATGACCTTAGCGACCCGAGTAAAAGAACGACGTAAAGAACTCAAAATGACGCAAGTTATGTTGGCTGAGCTCACAGGAGTGAGCCAGCAGGCAATAAACAGAATTGAAAGTGGTGTTATTGCTCGGCCACGTTATCTTCTTGAAATGTCTATAGCATTGGATTGCGACCCTAATTGGCTGTTGTATGGCTCACAAAACGATAAAAAGGCTTAACCCATGTCCGATAGCAAACCATGGGGAGCTACGCCTGATGAGTGGTTTCATTTCGACCTGGTATTGGGGAGAACTGATCATCTTCTCCCAGTTGTATGTAACCCCGGTGCGACCATATCCCCTGATAGTAAACTGAAAGCGCTGGGTAAGACGCCAAGTCGCTATAACCGGGACCGCCAGGTCACCGGTATTGCTCAATGGACCGGGTATGTTGTTACTGAGCATGATTTTGCCCGCTGGTCGAATGAACCGGATTATGGCATCTGCGTGCGTACAGGCCATGGCTGGCTGGCGCTGGACTGCGATAGCGAAGATGAAGACATTCAGGCAGATATTCGCAAAACGCTTGTGCAACTTCTGGGGGAGTTGCCGCCGCGACGCTGGCGAGCAAACAGTAATAAGTGTCTGTATCTGCTGGCCGTTGATGGTGATTTCCGTAAGCGTATCCATCGCCTGGCGGGGGATATGGGCATTATCGAGTTGCTGGCGAACGGGCAGCAGTTCGTTGCCTGTGGTACGCACAGCAGCGGCGCGCGTATTGAATGGGACGGTGGTTTGCCGGATGAACCTCCGGCTATTACTGGTGAGCAGCTTGAAACGCTGTGGCAGCGCCTGGCTGAACAACTCCCTGTGTCGGTAACCACCGAAGCGGGCAACACGAAGATGCGCGACCGATCAGCATTCACGCCCGGCGCGACGGATGATACAGCTGAATATCTTGATGCCAATGGCTGGACGCTGCTGGATGGCGCAAATGGTGAACGATATATCCGCTGTCCGTTTGAAGACGGCCACAGTAGCGGGGGCGATCCAACAAGCACAGCTTATTTTCCTGCGGGAACCGCGGGCTTTGAGCAGGGGCATTTTAAATGCCTGCATGCCAGTTGTGCGCATCGTGATGACGGAGATTTCCTTAATGCCATCGGGATCCGCAACGACGATTTCGAAGATCTGACCAGCACCGAAGTGGCGGAACCTTTACCGCTGCCTGCTTTCGAGCGTGATAAATGGGGGCGTATCGAGGCAACCATCAGCAACGCAGCCAAAGCAGTAGTACGCCCTGATTTTGTGGACATCGATATTCGCTTTGACCAGTTCCGCGACGAAATCATGTTTGCCTCTGCAGGATCCGGACAATGGCGAGCATTCACCGATGCGGATTATGCGCGCCTGCGCATCACGATGGAAAAGCGGGGATTTAAACCTGTTGGTCGTGAACTTATTCGCGATGTGGTGTTACTTGCAGCCGATGAACAACCATTCGATTCAGCGATTACCTGGCTGAACGGGCTGGAGTGGGATGGCGTGCCGCGCATCGAATGTTTCTACCATACGCACTTCGGTACAGCCGACACGCCTTATACCCGTGCGGTGTCTATGTACATGTGGACCGCGTTGGCGGGGCGAGTACTGGAGCCAGGCATCAAAGCGGATATGGTGCCGATCCTCGTTGGTCCGCAGGGCTGCGGTAAGTCTTCCGGAGTGGAGGCACTGAGCCCTGATCCTGCGTTTTTTACTGAAATCTCTTTTGCCGAAAAAGACGATGATCTCGCTCGAAAAATGCGTGGTCGGCTGGTGGCAGAGATTGGTGAACTGCGCGGACTTAATACCAAAGAGCTGGAGTCAATCAAAGCGTTTGTGACGCGTACTCACGAAAACTGGATCCCGAAATACCGGGAGTTCGCCACCCAGTTTCCTCGTCGCCTGGTGTTCGTTGGTACCACCAATGAGGACGAATTCCTTGCGGACAAGACTGGTAACCGTCGCTGGCTCCCCGTGGAAGTGTCGAAAGTCGACGTGAAAGCGATAAAAAGAGATCTCCTTTTACTTTGGGCTGAGGCTCGTGAGGTGTTTCAGCGTCTGGGGGGTATCCAGTTCCGTGAGGCTGAACAACTGGCAGCGAGTGTCCATGAACAGTACACCATCAAGGATGCTTGGCTTGAAACGGTAGAGAAATGGCTCGACACGCCAGACCTGATGACTAATGAACTTCCGCGAAATTGCGAATTTTTACGCGCAAGTGATGTTTTGCGTGATGCGATTGGGCTAAATCCTGACCGCATCGGAAAACGCGAAGAAATGCGAATTAGTAATGTTTTGCAAAATTGCGGGTATAAGCGTGCCCAAAGGCGAATTGGGGGGAAAATGACTCGAATTTTTGAGGCGGTGTCCCAACCTGTACCAGCCTCAAAATAGAGGTTGGTATATTTTAACTAATTGAATTTAAAGGTCAGTACCAACTGTACCATCTGTACCAACCTAATTACTAAGAACCCCATATATATATATAAGTCGCTTGGGGAAAAGGTTTGAAAAGAGCTGGTACAGGTGGGTACAGGTTGGTACAGGCCGAACAAGGAATTTTTTGCACATAACAGCGTGTAATAAGCGAATCGGAACTGCGTTATCCACACCCACGGATAAACAGACGTGGTTCTCAGAAAATTTTTTCGTAGCAAAACGTAGAGGTCAGAGCTATGCGTAATATTCAACAGGTTTTAGAGCGCTGGGGTGGCTGGGCAGCGAGTGAAGGTGGTAGCGTCTACTTTCCTCCTGTTGCAGCCGGGTTTAAGAATCTGCTACCCGCGACGCAGTCTGGAAGGCTGAAATGCAGTGACAATGACGGTCTTATCATCAACTCCGCTATGAGCTGCCTGAAGAAAAAAGATCCGTATCTGTGCACGCTCCTTGAGTGGCATTACGTCCAGGCCATGCCCGTGCGGGCGATGGGTGAGAAGCTCGGCGTATCTCACACCCACGTTCTGAAGAGGCTTCAGGCGGCAGAGGGATTTATTGACGGTTGCTTAGCCATGCTGGATGTGGTGCTCGAAATGGATCAGTCGGTTCAGTCAAAGCCTCAGGCTATCAGGACTTTGCGTAGGAGCTGCTCGGCGGCATAATATCCAGCAATCAATCACGTAAGGGAACCAGATGGCTCTGATCAGCGTTCGCAACAGATTTGAAAGCTTCATGGAACAGAGGTACCCAGACCTGTCGTTGCAGGTCAAAGGTAATATTGGCGCATCAATGAAGGCCCAACTTGGCATCGGATTGAACGAGAATTGTACAGTGAAGATGTTACTTACTGTGATTCAGCAGTTCAGTTGATGTGGACACTCTTTCAGGCAGGTGTTCTGGCCGAACGAAGAGCTACTAGCGTTACGCTTCCTGCGCTGAAGGCAAAGCCGGAGAGCTTCTACGATGCGGGTTATAACGAAGGTATTCAGGACTGTCGTAAACATCTGATGGCATCAGGCATCAAGGTAAGATAAAAAATAGTTGTGGAATTCCAAAAAGCCGATTAGCCTGATATCTGTTGAAAACAGTTCATCACGAAGAGGCTTCCGCAAGGGGGCCTTTTTTATTGCCCCATTCTGGGGAAAAGTTAATAAAACAGGGCTTTCGCTGCGAAAAAACACTATGCAGTTTTTGCCCTTTTTTATGCACCTTTTATTCACTCGAATTTCGTCATCCTGGACCACTTAAGTTGATTAAATAGGCCTTTCATCGCAAATCTATTGCGAGCGGGGATCGTGTGGTTCCTATAACGTACATTATGTTAAATAACTTCCTTTTTTAACAAATTTAACAAGGTTCGCTATGGCGAACTTTTTTTTGTATTCAGGGCCTACCGAAGGACGGCTCATAACCCAATCCTACGGGCGTATACGCAGGGCCCGCCTTTCAACAACACCCCGTAATGGCGGAGGTGGGAAGTATGAAAATGCACAATGCTCCTCATTCCTGGCCTGACTTACTGGAACTCTTACAAAGTTGGTGGCGTGGAGATACGCCGTTGGGCGCAGTGGTTATGTCAATTGTTATGGCTGGCTTGCGCATTGCCTATTTTGGCGGTGGCGGCGGCTGGAAACGAAAAACGCTTGAGATTTTGCTCTGTGGTGCTCTGACGCTGACCTTTGCATCCGCTCTTGAGTATGTTGGATGGCCTAAATCTCTTTCTGTTGCCATTGGTGGTGGTGTTGGGCTGATCGGTGTCGATGCTATTCGTGGGGCTGCAATGCGAGTAATCGGTAACAAGTTTGGTGGCTCTAAGGAGTAGTTCATGCAGACACTAAATTCCCAACGTAAAGCTTTCCTGGATATGGTGGCATGGTCAGAAGGAACGGATAACGGGCGACAACCGACACGTAATCACGGTTATGACGTTATCGTCGGAGGTGAGTTGTTCACTGATTACTCCGATCACCCTCGCAAACTTGTCACGCTAAACCCGAAGCTTAAATCAACAGCCGCAGGCCGGTATCAGCTTCTTTCACGCTGGTGGGATGCCTACCGCAAGCAGCTTGGCCTGAAAGATTTTTCGCCAGAAAGTCAGGACGCTGTGGCGCTGCAGCAGATTAAAGAGCGTGGCGCTTTACCGATGATTGACCGTGGCGATATTCGTCAGGCAATCGACCGTTGCAGCAATATCTGGGCGTCGTTACCTGGTGCAGGTTACGGTCAGTATGAACATAAAATCGGTGACCTGATTTCCAGGTTTAAAGATGCTGGTGGGGTGGTAAATGAAGCTGACTTATAAGATTGTTATCGCGGCATTTTTCTTCTCTGCCTTTGGGGCGCTCGTCTGGCCTGCAAACCATTACCACAGCAAGTATCAGGCAGAAAAGTTGCGGGCTGATAAAGCGGAAGGTGAAGCTGAATATCAAGGGAAAGTGATAGCTAATCAGGCATTAAACTTCAATCGTTTTAACCAGATAGCAGAAAAAGCAAGCCGATTAAATTCTCTGGTCGACATCGGTCACGAGAAGACAGTCATCAAATACCGTGAGGTTCTGCTCCGTGAAAAGAACTGTGATTTCCCTGTTCCTGTTGATATTGCTGTCGGGGTGCTCAACTACGCGAACCGTTTACGCGCCAGCGCATTGCACGCCGATTCCGGGGACATTGACTCAGCCGGTGATCGTGCCACTACCACCAGAACGTTGACATATTGCCAGGCTGTTCTGTGGATTAACCCACTGTTGGCAGCCATCGAGAAGGCGAATAACCAGTTGGCTGGTGTCCGACAAATAGAACAGTCCCGGTAATAGCATTACAGAAGCTCTTCCAGGAGGGGCTTCGATAATGACCTGATAACTGGAAAATAAAATGACTAAGAAGCTGAAAGCAAAACACGAGGTGTTTTGTCGCGAGTTTCTTGTCGATCTGAATGCTACACAAGCAGCTATTCGCGCAGGCTACGTCTCCAGGCGAGCACATGTTACGGGGGCTGAACTATACGGTAAACCTGAGATACGCGCCCGTATTAACGAGCTAAAGCAGGAGCGTATTGATCAACTGGGCATTGATGCGAATTATGTGCTGATGCGACTGGTTGAGATCGACAGGCTCGATGTGGCTGACATCCTGGAGGACGATTTAAGTATTAAGCCTCTGTCTGCGTGGCCGGAATCGTGGCGTCGGTACCTGAGTGGATTTAACCTCGCTGAAATGTTTGAGGGGCGAGGAGATGACAGAGAAATGGTCGGGATCCTTAAAAAGATTAAGTGGCCTGATAAGGTTAAAAACCTTGAGTTGCTTGGGCGTCATGTTTCTGTTCAGGCGTTTAAAGACAACGTCAAAAATGAAGTGACTGGCGCTGATGGAGGACCCGTCAGAACAGAAATTACCAACTTAACGCCGGAGCAGGCTGCAGAAGCGTATAAAAAAATGATGGGCTAAGTATGCCGTTACCATTTCACTTCGATTTTAAACATCCTGATTACCAGATGGTTTTTGAATGGCGGATGGAACGCTTACAGCGCATTCGCCAGAACCCTGAAATATTGCCCGTATTGAAGCAGTTTTACCGAACCAATCCGGCTCAGTTCATCATCGACTGGGGCATGACAACGGACCCGCGTAATATTGATTATGGCCTGCCGGTGACCATTCCGTTTTTACTCTTCCCTAAGCAGGAGGAGTGGATCCACTGGATTATGGAACGCTGGGGCAATCGGGAGAATGGTATTACCGAAAAATCCCGTGAAATGGGGCTCAGTTGGACCGCGATCGGACTGGCCTGCTCGCTTTGTCTCTTCAACAAAGAAATGGTTATCGGTTTCGGCTCCCGTAAAGAGGAATACGTCGACAGCACCGGTGACCCGAAAGCATTGTTCTGGAAGGCACGCAAGTTCGTGGAAACGCTACCTGTAGAGTTTCGCGGTTCGTGGAGCGAGAAGAAGCACGCGCCATATATGCGTGTTGAGTTTCCTGAAACTGGTGCCGTTATCAAAGGCGAGGCTGGCGATAATATTGGTCGTGGTGACCGTACCACGCTTTATCTGGTTGATGAGGCTGCATTCCTTCAGCGTCCTCTGCTGATTGATGCGGCGTTGTCACAAACGACGCGTTGCCGTATCGACCTGAGTTCAGTTAACGGCATGGCTAACCCGTTCGCTCAGAAGCGTCATGGCGGGAAGATACCGGTATTCACATTCCACTGGCGGGATGATCCTCGCAAGGATGAAGAGTGGTATCGCAGGGAATGCGAGAAAATCGATAATCCGGTGGTGGTGGCACAGGAACTTGATCTGAACTACAGCGCATCAGCGGAAGGCGTTCTGATTCCATCCGAATGGGTACAGGCTGCCGTTGATGCGCATATCAAACTGGGTATCCAGCCAACAGGCAAACGACTTGGCGCGATGGATGTCGCCGACGAAGGCAGGGACAAAAATGCCTTTTCCACCCGTCATGGCTTCCTCCTGGAAAATGTGCGGGAATGGTCCGGTGTGGGCAGCGACATTTATCAGTCCGTCGAGAAGGTTTTCGGCTTTTGCGAACAGGACAACCTCGAAGAGTTTCGCTTTGACGAGGACGGGCTGGGCGCTGGCGTTCGCGGCGATGCACGCGCTATCAACGAACTGCGTAACGCTGCGCGTCGACCGTCAATACTTGCCACACCGTTTCGAGGTAGTGGCGCGGTATTTGATCCGGATGATGAAGCTGTTCGCGGGGACAACGGGCAAGCCGCGCGTCTGAACAAGGACTTCTTCGCTAACGCCAAAGCCCAGAGCTGGTGGCGGTTACGTAAACTTTTTCAGAATACCTGGCGCGCCGTGGTTGAAGGTATGGCTTACAACCCGGACGAAATCATCTCAATCAGCAGTAGCATGGCACTCAAAGATCAACTCATCATCGAGCTTTCGCAGCCGACCTATTCCATTAATGGTGTGGGAAAAATCGTTATTGATAAACAGCCTGATGGGACCCGGTCGCCAAATCTTGCCGACTCGGTGATGATCAACTATGCCCCAATGAATTCAGCCCTGAACATCTGGGAGTTGCTAGGGAGACAGGCCTGATGGCACGAAACAAACAAGCCCTGCGGCGAACTGCGCAGGCCACAGCTGATGGTTATGAGAATTTTATCGCCCGCGTAGGGATGCAGACACCTAACCAGCACTCAGCATCCACCTACCGGGCTAATTTCACCAGTCGTAACCGCATGCTGGTGGAATGGTCCTATCGTTCTTCCTGGATCATCGGCGAAGCAGTCGATGCTATCCCGGATGATATGACCCGCAAAGGCATTCGCATCACTTCGGAAATTGATGCAAAAGATCGTGGCATTCTCGAATCACAACTGGATGAGTTGCAAATCTGGGATGCGCTGAATGACGTGCTGAAATGGTCGCGCCTCTACGGCGGCGCGGTGGGTTTCATCATGATTGAGGGGCAGGCACCAATGACCCCGCTGCGACCCGAAACCATCGGTAAGGGCAAGTTTAAGGGGATTCTCCCGCTCGACCGCTGGATGATTGACCCGGTACTGACCCGCCGCATTAAAGATATGGGGCCGGACCTGGGTAAACCTGAGTTTTATGATGTGGTGACCACAGCAACGGGAATTCCTGCCTGGCGCATTCATCACAGTCGCCTGATTCGCTTTGATGGCGTCACGCTGCCATTTCAGCAGAAGATGACCGAGAACGAATGGGGAATGTCGGTTGTAGAGCGTATCTGGGATCGTCTTACCGCGTTCGACAGCGCTACTGTCGGTGCGGCGCAGCTGGTCTACAAGGCGCATTTGCGTACCTACAGCGTGGAGAAGCTACGCGAGCTTATCGCACTTGGTGGTCCTGCGTATGAAGCGTTGCTGAAGAATATTGACCTGATTCGACAGTTCCAGAGCAATGAAGGCATGACTCTCATGGACTCGCGGGATAAGTTTGAAACCCATCAGTACAGCTTCAGTGGTCTGGATGACATCCTTTCACAGTTTGCAGAACAGATTAGTGGAGCTGTTGGTATCCCACTGGTGCGGTTGTTCGGACAGTCCCCGAAGGGATTTTCTACCGGCGATGCAGACCTTGCCAACTATTACGACCGGGTAAGTTCGTTGCAGGAGAGGCGTTTACGTCTTCCGGTGCGGCGGATACTGGACATCATGCATCGTTCGGAACTTGGCAAGCCGCTCCCGGATGATTTCACATTTGAGTTTAACCCGCTCTGGCAAATGTCTGATGTCGATCGTTCAACGGTGGCATTAAATACCACCAACGCAATCAGTACAGCGCTGGGTGATGGTCTGATGACACTGAAAGCTGCTATGACTGATTTGCGCGAAAATTCTGACGTAACCGGCATCGGGGCATCCATTACCGACGAGGACATCGAGAATGCCGAAGACGAAGCGCCGCCCGGCATCGGCGAACCTGATGACGAACCGCAGGAACCGTCAGGCGGAAATCCGCTATCGAACCAGCCTACGCAGGATAGCGCGGGCGGTCGGGGACATCGTAAATGGTCGCTACGATGGTTCAAATGACAGTATCACGGAAATTATTGAGGCGCTGGAACGCTACAGTGAAATCATAACCCCCTGGGCGACAAAGGTCGCGGAAAACTTTACCGCCGACATTGTGCGCAAGAATGATGAGCAGTGGCGTAAACACAGCAAAACCATCAGCCGTGAGCTACGCAATCTGGTAAACAGTGCCCCTCCAGGGCAGGTGATGAAATCCATCGTTGCTGAACAGGTTAAGTACATCAAATCGCTACCCCTCGAGGCGGCTGACAGGGTGTACGACATCCAGAATCGGGCGATAGAAGCTGTTGTTACCGGTGGGAGAGCGGAACATTTTGCTAAAGAAATAGCCGCATCGGGTGATATAGCAAAGTCCAGAGCTGACCTGATTGCCCGTACTGAACTTGGACGTGCAACCGGCGCGCTGGATCAGGCGCGTGCGCTGTCAATTGGTTCGAATGGTTATATCTGGCGTACAGCCGAAGATGGTGATGTCAGGCATTCTCATCGGGAAATGGAAGGTAAATTTGTCGAATGGGGCAAACCTCCAACGCTTGACGGCATGACAGGTCACGCTGGCGAGCTCCCGAATTGTCGCTGTTATAAAGAAATTGTTTTTCCCACCTCCCATTCTTACCCCGCCTGAATCGCAGGTAACACATGAAATATTTTTTCAATACCCGGCTGGGGGAAACCCGCTATCAGCTGGCTGACGGCTCGTTGCTGTGCAAAGACGTGCCGATAGGACGAACAGGTAAGCAGCTCTATGGTGCTGATGACCTGCCAAAACTGAAACCCGATAAGTTCGGTGAAATAGTCGTCACGCGTTCTCCTGAGCAGGTATTCCATCCCGCCACGCTTGCCTCATTCGAAGGAATGAGTATCACGGTGTTGCATCCCGAGGATGAAAACGGGGATGTGCGGCTGGTGAATCCAGAGAACTGGAAAGAGCTCGCGGTCGGGCATCTTCAGAATGTCCGGCGCGGGGCGGGTGTGCAGTCTGATTTGATGCTGGCTGACCTTATCGTCAAAGACGAAAACGCCATTCAGCTGATCGAAGATGGCCTGCGCGAAGTGTCGTGTGGCTATGACGCGGAATATAAACAGGCTGAGCCGGGTAAGGCTCAGCAGGTCGATATTACCGGAAACCATGTGGCTCTTGTCCCTAAAGGCAGAGCCGGAAATCGTTGTGCAATTGGAGACAGAGACACAATGGCAAATCAAAAGAAAAGCTGGTGGACCCGCATGCGCACGGCCATCAAAACGGGTGACGCTGACACCATGAACGAACTGGTGGAGTCGGCTCCCGCATCGGTTACAGGAGATGAGGGGGATTTGCCGCAGGGCGTTAATCTCAACATCAACCTGTCCCCGCAGCAACCGCTACCGGACAAAGCACCAGAGATGGGCGGAGGTCCAACCGGCGACAGTGATGATGACCTCAAAACATTACTGAAAGCCCTGCTGGCTAAGCTGGAAGGAAATGCGACGGGCGATAACGACAATAAGCCTGACGATAATCCGACCGGTGACGGCGAGGACGATGAAGAGGAAACCACGATTACTGGTGACTCAGCCTGGCGTGCCGAAGTTATCGTTCCGGGTATCGATCTGAGCCGTAAGATGAAACCGACCGCGTTCAAACGTGAGGTTCTGGCTTCTGCTGACAAAACGCTGGTTCGCCAGATAGTCGGTGATGCGGATATCCGCAAATTGCCGAAACAATCGGTCGACATGGCGTTTAATGCCGTGTCTGAGATTGCCAAAGGGCGAAACACCCGCGCCACCACCGGCGATGCACAGCGCCCAAACATGGGCATGACCAGTATCGCTTCCCTGAACAAACAAAACGCTGAATTCTGGGCAAACCGTAAAGGGTAAAAAATGAATAATGTATTTCTGTACCGGATGCCTGTTGGCATTGCCGGGGCCGTCTCTCGCCCGCAGGACTTAACCGTCGAACCGGTGGTCCTTAAATCCGATAACGCCTTCGCTGCCTATGGCCTGGCTGGTAAATACGATGATGACGGTTTTTTCGTGCCGCTGGCAGATGGTGATACCGCAGACAAGGTGAAGGGGATCTACGTGCGCCCTTATCCGACCACTTCGCAGCCGGACATGGTTCGCCAGGTGGGGACTGGCAAGAACTTCCCGGGCGACGCCATGAAGCGTGGCTACGTGACCGTTAATCTCGGTTCTGATTTTGATGCCAGCACCATCAAAAAAGGCGACCCGGTATACGTTGTCGTCTCCACTGATGAATCCATCAAAGTGCCGCTGGGTGGATTCATGGCCACGTCAGTCAGTGGCAAAAACGTGGTGCTGACCAACGCTGAATTCACAGGTGCCGGAGATGCTGACGGCAATGCAGAAATTTCCTGGAAGATTTAAGGAACAGACGAATGATTACTTTTGATCAGGCAACCGTTGACAGCTCTGGTGCCTTTCTCATCGGGGAGCTGGAGCGACTCGACCAGACGCTGAACCTGCCACTGGTGGGGTACACCTGGACCCGCGATATTCAGTTGCGTGAAGATGTCTCCATCGCAGATGACATTTCCAGCTGGACGAATACCAGCTTCGCCGCTGCGGGTACTGGTGCAAATCCGAATGGCAAAAACTGGGTAGGCAAAGACTCAACCGCTATTGCTGGCGTGAACGTGGATATCGGCAAATCCGGTAACCCGATGAACCTGTGGGGGATGGAACTTGGCTGGACGGTCATAGAATTGCAGGCTGCTCAGCAGATCGGACGCCCGATTGATACGCAGAAGTATGACGGGATGCAACTGAAATGGCAGATGGATAACGATGAACAGGTATATGTTGGCGATTCCGCATTAAACCTGAAAGGTCTTGTTACCCTGGACGGCGTGCCTGTCAACAACGCTGCCAAAACGTGGGCAACCTCAACACCGGACGAAATCCGCGCAAGCATTAACCAGGTGCTGTCTGATGCGTGGGCCGCTTCCGGTTACTCTGTGGTTCCGCGTGATTTGCTGATCCCGCCTGAGCAGTTTGCTCTGTTGTCCAGCATCATCGTTTCATCTGCGGGTAACCAGTCCCTGTTGACGTACCTTCAGACCAACACCATCAGCTATCACCAGAACGGTGTTCCGCTGAATATCCGCGCGGTTAAATGGCTGAAAGGCCGTGGTGTGGGGAATAAGGATCGCATGGTTGCGTACACCAACGATAAAAAATACGTCCGCTACCCGCTGGTTCCGCTTCAGAGCGTGCCGGTGCAGTATCGCGGTCTGTATCAGATCGTCACTTACTACGGCAAGCTGGGTGCAGTCGAGCCAGTGTACAAAGAAACCATTTCGTACGTTGATGGCATTTAACAGCCACATGGCCCCCTGGCGGGGCCATTAAGGATGACCCGATGGCAAAAAATAATGCAGTAATACACGTACATACCCCGTTTGTGCTCACGCTTCCCGACGGTTCACGGCGCGAGTTTGTTAAAGGCCGTCATGCTGTGGAGGAAGACGTTGCCACGCACTGGTTCACTCGTGCGCACGCGGAAGTATCCGTTGGCAAAGCCACAGACGCGCGTAACGAGGTAAAAAATGCCAAAGAATCAAAGTCTGCCAGCGGTAAGTGATTTTCGCCGCGACTTCCCGCAGTTTGCTGACCCTGCCAAATATCCCGAAGCGCAAATCCAGTTTCGTCTGAATCTGGCCGATGAACTGCTGAGCGAAAACGTCACCGGCAAAAAGTTGTTTCCGTACTTTGCCGGGTTGTTCGTTGCGCACTACATGACGCTCTGGGCGGCAGACAGCCGGGCGATGCTGGCTGGCGAGCCGGGCGGTTCAACCAATGGAGTTCAGTCCTCAAAGTCCGTGGATAAGGTAAGCGTCAGTTATGACACCAGCGCGACGCTGAATCCTGATGCAGGTTTCTGGAATAACACCCGATATGGCGCTGAATTTTATCAGTTGATCACGATGTTCGGTGCAGGTGGTCGCCAGCTATGAGTTTCAAAAGCGGTGTAACAACGAGGGTGGATAACGCTAAGGCTATTCTGGATGCGCTCAGGTCGTTAACCAAAAAAGATGTGCTGGTCGGCATCCCTTCGGAAGACAGCGAGCGGGATGATGTTCCGTTTGGTAATGCGGGCATCGGTTACCTCAACGAATACGGCTCACCAGAGCAGAACATCCCGCCACGACCTCACCTGGTCCCCGGCGTTAAATCGGCAGAAGAGCAGACGGTGCCGCAGCTCAAAGCCGCGGCGCAGGCTGCACTTGATGGTAATGCTGCGGGAGCAGAAAGCGCACTCAACCGTGCCGGAACACTGGCCGCTAATGGCGTCAGGCGTTACATGACCATTACCGGCTTTACGCCGCTTGCTGACAGTACTGTTGAAGCCCGGGCTCGTCGGGGGCGCAAGGGGGCAACACTGGAACTTGCCCGGCGTGCTGCTGGCGAATCCCCGGGAACCGAACTGGCGAAACCATTAATTGACACCGGGCAATATCGCAGAGCGATTACCCATGTTGTGAGGGATAAAAATGCCGACTCTTGATGTAACAGATGTGCTTTTTGACCCCGATTTTTGCGACTTCAATTTGTGGGTAACACGCCGTGTGCAAACGGTGGATGAGGACGGGATCGGCAGCGACAGCGAAGTTAAAAAGCAGTTTGCCGGAGTCGTAACTGTTGATCGCTCTCTGGAAAACCGTCGTATGCAGGCCGGGCAGGTAATCAGCGGTGCAATTCTGATTGTGACGACTGAGCGACTGACGCAGGGACAGACTGGCCGTGATGCCGATATCGTGACGTATCAGGGCCGTGATTATCGTGTGACTTTCGTCGACCCGTATACAGCGTATGGTGCCGGATTCGTTCAGGCGCATTGTGAGTTGCTGCCGTTTGATGGGGGAATTCCGGTTGAGCAATAACACCAGCACAGAGCGCGGATGGCTGATACCAACCAGTGGCGATCCGGATTATGACGAAGCGCTCGACAGGCTGTTAAGCCAGTGGATGCGTAACGTTTCCGGTCTGTCTGCCGGGATGGTTCGCCCGCGCTGGCAGAAAGAGCAGCCGCCACTGCTACCGGCTGAAACGAACTGGTGTGCGTTTGGGGTTATCGGATGGTCAGGTGATGACAGTCCGGCATTCACCAGACAGACTGATGATGGCTCTCAGCTCTGGCGGCATGAAACGATTGAGTGTATGGCTTCGTTTTATGGTCCGGCGGGGATGGTGTATGCGTCCCGGTTTCGTGACGGTATATCTGTACCGCAGAACAACGCAGCACTGAATGTGCTGGGGCTGTCTCTTGGCGATTACACAGGTCTGACTCCCTTCCCTGAACTTATTAATCAGCAATGGGTCCGCCGCTACGATATGACGGTGCGTCTGCGCCGGAAGGTTGTGCGCGAGTACGGTATTAAATCGCTGGTGGAAGCACCAGTCATCTTTTTCGGAGATTAAGCTATGGCACAGGGCTTGCCTGTATCAAACGTTGTTAATGTTGATGTGATCATGTCGCCGCGTGCAGCATCAGGGCGAAATTTTGGTGCATTACTCATTCTCGGCCCGTCCACAATCATTCCGGTAAGTGAGCGCATTCGCCGTTATTCTGCCGCGGAAGATATTGGAAAAGATTTTGGCGTGGAATCACCAGAATATAAGGCTGCGCAGGTGTTTTTCTCTCAATCACCGAAACCTCAGGAGGTTTTTGTTGGTCGTTGGGCGAAAACGAAGGGAGACAGCGAACAGGCCACGCCTGAGACGCTGGAGCAGGCTGTGAATGCCATGCTCGATTATACTTCATGGTATGGGCTGGGGATTGCAGACGATGCAGATATTCCGGATGCAGACTGGCTGAAAGTGGCTGCGGCGATCGAATCCTCTTCTGTAAGCCGTATTCTGGCGATTACGACAAGCGATGAGAAATGCCTGCAGACTGCATCCAGCGATGATTTGGCATCAAAACTGAAAACCGCCGGATATTCACGCAGTTTTATTCAGTATTCATCGGGTAATAAATACGCTGCGTTATCTGCATTTGGCCGGGCATTCACGGTTAATTTCAATGGCAGTAATACCGCGATTACGCTCAAGTTTAAGCAGGCGCCGGGCGTCGGGTATGAAACACTGACAGTCAGCCAGGCATCGGCACTTGATGCAAAAAACTGCAATGTGTTCGTGTACTACCAGAATGATACGGCTATCCTCCAGCAGGGAGTGATGGCTAACGGCGATTTCTTTGATGAACGCCACGGCCTGGACTGGTTACAGAATTATGTGCAGACCAACCTCTATAACCTGCTTTATACCAGCACCACGAAAGTACCCCAGACTGAAGCCGGTATTACCAGACTGTTATCAAGTGTTGAAAAATCACTGGATCAGGCCGTTCAGAATGGACTGATTGCTCCGGGCGTATGGAACGGTGGCGACCTGGGTCAGTTGTCATCAGGTGACACGCTGCCCAAAGGTTATTACGTATACGCCCAGCCACTGGATGAACAGGCACAATCAGAACGTGAAGCCCGTAAGGCTCCGGTGATTCAGGCTGCAATAAAACTTGCAGGCGCGGTTCATTACGCTGACGTACAGATTAACGTTGTTCGCTAAGGGGAAGTGAATGTCTACCTATTCTTTTATGGATGTCACTGCGACGCTGACCGGGCCGACCGGTTCGATTGACCTCGGGTACGGTTCGGCAAGTTCTGAAGAGGGGATTGTGGTTGCGATGGGCGGTCCTAAAAACACCATGACCATCGGTGCTGATGGCGAAGTGATGCACAGTCTCCATGCAGATAAAAGCGGGACGATTACCGTTAACCTTCTGAAGACATCACCGACAAATAAAAAATTGTCGCTGGCGTATAACGCACAGAGCCAGTCTTCTGCCACATGGGGGGATAACGTTATCGTGATCCGCAACAAGGTCAGCGGCGACATCATCACGGCACGCAGTGTTGCGTTCCAGAAACAACCGGATAACGCCAACGCTAAAACCGGTAATACGATGCCGTGGGTGTTTGACTGCGGCAAGATTGACCAGGTTCTCGGGGAGTTTTAATACATGGAGTTCGAAATCAAAGGCGTGAAATATCGCGTGGCAAAACTCAGCGTTTTTGACCAGCTGAAAGTGACCCGCAAACTTCTGCCGGTGCTGGCAGGAATGATGTCAGATTTCGGGAGCATTCGCTCCCGTTTGCCTGCTGATGGCAAAATCGACACCGTGAAATTCGAGCAGTTAAAACCGGTGTTTGAAACCATGCTCCCGCGTATCGCTGAGGAACTGTCTTCCCTGACCGAAGATGACACCAGTGCGATTATTCATCCCTGTCTTGCGGTGGTATCGCGGCGTCATATGGACGGATGGGTTCCGGTATTTACCCAGGGCGAACTGATGTTTGATGATATTGACTTGCTGGTCATGCTGCAGCTGGTGGCGCGGGTGGTCGCCGATTCGCTGGGAAATTTTTTGCCTACACCCCTTACCAGCACGACGCAGAGCCTGCAACAGGGCTGACGTTTAACAGCCTGCCGGACGGGCTGTCCTACCTTCTCAATCCGGTTGACGCCGGGTTAATTCCTTATACAGCACTTAAAGATGGCTCTGTCGATTTGTACGATATTGCTCTTTTGAATGACCATCTGGCGGTAAAAGCGGATAACCAGCGGCGCATTGAGAAATGGAGAGAGGATAATGAACGCTGAAACTATTAAAGATTTCCTCGTCTCGCTTGGCTTCAGTGTGGATGATGCAGGAGCGAAAAAGTTCGGTTCTGTCCTCGCCGGTACAACTGCAAATGTCATCAAAATGGGGCTGGCCGTTGAAGGAGCCGCGCTGTCCGTGGTGGCCTTCACGGCTAAGATCGCCTCCGGTCTGGATAATCTTTACTGGGCGTCACAGCGCACTGGAGCGACAGTCCAGGGAATTCAGTCTATTGGCTATGCGGTTTCGCAGGTTGGCGGCAGCGTGGACGCTGCGCGATCTTCTCTGGAAAGCCTCTCCCGGTTTATTCGTAATAATCCCGGTGCAGAGGGATTTCTGAATCGCCTGGGGGTACAGACACGGGATGCCAGCGGTAACATGCGTGACATGGCCGCTATTTTTACAGGTGTAGGCCAGAAGCTCAGCGGCATGCCGTATTACCGGGCTAACCAGTATGCGCAGATGCTGGGCATTGACGAAAATACCCTTATGGCGATGCGTCGGGGTGTGGGTGGTTTCTCCGGGCAGTACAGCGCAATGGCGAAAGCTATCGGCTTCAATGCTGACGAGGCGGCCAGAAGCTCCAACAAATTTATGACCTCCCTGCGTGAGTTTAGCGCGATGGCAGGCATGGCCCGTGACAAAATCGGCTCTAATCTTGCGGGTGGACTTGCGGGGTCGCTGGACACCCTGCGCCGCCATATCCTGGACAACTTCCCGCGCATCGAGCAGACTCTGACGAAAGCCATAAAAGGCATTCTGGCGCTCGGGGATATTATCGGGCGGCTGTTCTTCAGACTGATTGAGGGGACATCAGGCCTTATCACCTGGTGGCAATCGCTGGATAAGCAAACGCGGGAGTTGATCTCGCTGTTTGGCGCACTGACGATTGCGCTGCGCATTCTGAACAGTACGTTCTGGATGTCGCCGATTGGCCTCATTACCGCGCTGGCGGCGGGGATTGCCCTCCTGTGGGAGGACTATCAGACCTGGAAGGAAGGCGGCGACAGCCTGATTGACTGGGGCAAGTGGAAACCGGAGGTCGATGCCGCGCTGAAGATGGTTCGTGACCTTAAAACAACCGTTAACGACCTGGTGAAAGCGCTGGCGAAACTGCTCAATATTGACCTCAAATCATGGTCCCTGAAGTGGGATTTCAGCAACTTCATCGACCAGATGGGCGAATTCAGCAAAATGCTGAACATGATCGCCGACCTGCTCAACGCTATCAAAGATGGCCGCTGGGCTGATGCCGTCAGCATCGGCAAACAGATACTTAATCAGGGCAGCGAAAATCCGTCAGCGATGCCGATGGTTACAGACAGCGCTAACAGTACTGCCGACTGGATTAAAGAGCACTGGGGATTCGATCCCCGCAGCGTGGGCCGGACGGTACGCGGCTGGTTTGGTGATGATGAGCCGGAACAACATGCACAGGCTACGAAACGAGGAGAACGGAATAACAATCCGGGAAACCTTAATTTTGCTGGTCAGGCAGGGGCTTCTCTTGAACGCCCGGGCGGGCGATTTGCCAGATTTGAAACTGCCTTTGATGGATTACGGGCTCTTGCTCGTCAGTTAATGCTGTACGCCGGACGGGGAATAAACAGTGTGGAGAAAATTATCTCTACCTGGGCACCTGCGTCTGATAATAACAACACAACTGCGTATATCAGGGCTGTATCGCAACGACTGGGAGTGGATCCCCGGGCTGCCCTGAATATGAGCGATCCGCAAACCATGTCAGCATTGATGAGCAGCATTATCCAGCATGAAAATGGAAGAAATATCTATTCTCGAGAGCTGATTAATAAGGCTGCCGTGGCGGGAATTAGTGGCAAAATGACAGAGGTTAACCAGCAAAATACTTACCACATTTACGGTGGCGGAGATCCGCACGCTGTCGGTAATGAGGTTGCACGTCGGCAACAGTCTGCAAATGCTCAGGTCATGCGAAGTAATCAGGTGAGGGTGGGTTAGTGGATATTCTCTCTACACTTTTTCATCAGCAGAGCAGAAAAATAGGAATGATTGTTCCCAGTGTTGTTATTTCAGAGAAGCATACAGATATGCTTGAAATAACAGAGCATCCGGTAGAGGTTGGGGCCGCTGTCGCTGATCATGCCTATAAAAAACCGTCAGAAGTGGTGATGGAGGTTGGTTTCGCCGGTGGCGGCGCATTGCTGGATTTTGCCAGTAATCTGACGGCTACCAGCCTGCTCGGCCTGAGTCCTCAGCAGACGTATCAGGAGCTACTGGATCTGCAGGAAAGCCGTATCCCCTTCGATGTGGTAACCGGTAAACGACTGTACAGCAACATGTTGATCCGGGCGTTGGAAGTGACGACGGACAAGACAACCGAAAACGTCCTGTCCGCCGTCCTCACCCTGAGGGAGGTCATTATCTCCCGGACACAGCAGATTACCGTCGCGGATAAAACCAACATGAAGGAAGGGGCCAGCACGTCGGCGGTACAGAACAGCGGCAACAAAACCACAAAGCCTCCAGATACTTCACTGCTGAAAAGCATCACGGGTAACGTGGCGTCATTACTGGGGGGCGGCTAATGACAATTCAGGAAATTCCGCTGACAGCGGACAACCAGCAGTTCAGCATCGTCCTGGGGGGTGTCACCTGGCGGATTAGCATCATATGGCGCGATCTGTACTGGATTATGGACCTGCAGAACGACAGAGGGGAGCCGGTAATCTCCGGTATTCCTCTTGTCACTGGTGCTGACCTGCTGGCGCAGTACGCCTGTATGGGGCTTGGTTTTAAGCTGGTGGTGGTCTGTGATGACAACACACAGGATTACCCCACAAAAACTGACCTGGGCGGTCGCAGCCATTTACTGGTATCAACGGAGTAAGCATGTCACAGAACTGGATGAGACATTTCGAGCTGCAGCTTGTGGACGGGAACGGTCAGGGAATTGAGCTAAGTGATTTCAAAGTCACCTTTACGATCGACTGGTTCAACATCAGCAGCGCGTCCCGGGTAGGGACTATCAAAATTTATAACCTCTCGGCAGATACTGTGAACCGAATTACCGGGCAGGAGTTTTCGAAAGTGCGTCTGATTGCCGGTTACGACGGTATCGCGCCGGAGGTGTCAGCAAGCGACGTAGGGACCGTGCGGGAAGTTGACGCGGCGGACGTGGGCCAGAGAGATGGCCGCAACTACGGACTGATTTTCAGCGGTGAAATTCGCTACTCGGTCACAGGAAAAGACAGTCCGGTTGATACCTACGTCCTGATTCAGGCAGCAGATACTGATCTGGCTTTTGCCACCAGTATAACCTCACAGACGCTGGCTGCCGGTTACACGGTCGCTGATGTGAACCGTGCGCTGATGAAAGACTTCGAAGCCAAAGGCGCGACCGAAGGCCTGACGCCTGAAATGCCTGCTACTGTATTCCCCCGGGGGCGGGTACTCTTTGGCATGACGCGGCATCTAATGGATAACGTAGCCGGACAATGTGGCGCAACATGGCAATTCGTGGACGGTCAGCGCCAGATGGTGGCGAATAACGAATATGTTCACGAAGCGATTGTGCTCAACAGCGCTACCGGGCTTATTGGCATGCCGCAGCAGACTATCGGTAACGGCGTAAACGTCCGCGCGCTTATTAATCCGAACATCCGGGTTAACGGGCTCATTCAGCTGGATCAGGCTTCCGTCTATCGTACCGCGTTGTCGAACAACGATATTGCGATGGCTGGTGGTCAGATCACCGACCAGAACACGGACGGAAATATCACGCTCAGCGGCACCACATCGCAGCCTGCCTGCATCGCAACGGATGGCGTTTATATTGTGCGCGGGATTATGTACACTGGCGACACAAGGGGCCAGGCGTGGTACATGGATATGATGTGTGAAGCGCGTGGCGCGGCGGATCTTGTTTCCTCATCAGCGAGGGAAAGAGGGCTTTAATGAAACGGTTATGTTTGGCGTTAGTTATGATGGTTACTGCTCCGGCGATGGCTGCAATTCAGTGCGGCAACTACACGATGACCGGTGACGGAATGACTGTTATTAACGGTGAAACTGTCACATCACAGAAGATAAAATTTCTGGGAAAAGATGGTGACTATTCAAACATGAAAATGGACATGGGCCTGATGCCTTCCCGTGATGGTAACAATTACGGCTTTGAGTTTGTGAAACGTAACGGAAAAGCTTTCCTGAACGTCCAGCTGCTGCAGAACAGCATGGACGCGCCGAAAATCATTGGATCTTTCCCGTGTAAAAAAGTGAGCAGCAAGTGACAGTTGATGATGATCCTTTGAATTCATTTCAAGACCCTGACTTTCAGGAACTTCTCGGCGGAATTGATATTACTCTTGTTATAAGGTTTTTTAATTATTTTTCGCGTTTCGAATATGCGTTAAAAAGAATTAATTTCAAAAAAACTGATCGTAGAAATTATCTAATCGGTGCTGACTGGAGCCGCTACGCTACTGATGATACGCGGCCTTTATATCCTACTGGAAATAGAAATGTCGATAGGGCAGTTGAGTATCTATGTCAGCAACCTGTGAAGCAGCAGAGGCATGATTTTTCGTGGGAGGATAAACCTCCAATCGAACCTCATTCTCTTGCTGAAGCATTAAAGCAGATCCCGTATATAAGAAATAATCTCTTTCACGGCGGGAAGTATTTACGTCCCGACCCCGTTCGTGATGAAAAGTTATTGAAATACTCTATTTATTTGATGCAGTTGTGTTTGATAACTGATAATCAGCTTTCTGAATACTTTAATACTATCCACCGATAGTCATTCTTCATGAGATAAAACCTGCCACCCGGCGGGTTTTTTGCTTTTTGGAGCCTAACAATGGCAGTAACTGACCAGACCCGCAGTGGCGATCTTGCCGAATCATTTAAATCTGAACGGGAAACAACAAAGAACCAGATCCGTGTCGCCTTGCCTGGCATTATTCAGTCATTCGATCCCGACGCGGTGACGGCGGTTGTGCAGCCAGCTATCCGGTCGGTTGAAAAGGATAACGACGGTAACCGCATTACCAAAAATTACCCATTGCTGGTGGATGTGCCAGTGGTATTCCCGCGCGGCGGAGGCTGTACGTTGACTTTTCCGGTAAAAGCTGGGGATGAGTGTCTTGTCGTTTTTGCCGATCGTTGTATTGATTTCTGGTGGCAGAGCGGCGGGATACAGGAGACGGTTGATGACAGAATGCATGATTTATCGGATGCGTTTTGTATTGTCGGTCCCCAGTCGCAGGCAAGGAAGATTAGCGGTATTAATACCAGTGCCACACAGTTGCGTAGTGACGACGGCAGCACCTATTTTGAGCTTAATCCTGATACCCGGAAAATTAAAATTGTCGCTCCGGGGGGGCTTGATGTGGTTGCCCCCCTGGCTGATTTTTCTGAGAAAGTAACCATTCATGGCCTGTTAACCTGGATGGGGGGCATGGTGGGGTCTGTTGTTTCTGGTGTGGCTTCAAAAATCACTGGTGCTGTTGAGTTTTTGGGTAGCGTGAAGGCTAACGGCAAGCCAATCGATGATACGCACACTCATGGTGGTGTTCAGCGCGGTGGAAGCAATACCGACGGAGTAAACTGATGCGATACAGACGTGAAGACGCCGATGGCGATTACACCTTTGGCAGCGGTGATGACACCTGGCTGATTAACTCACCGGAGGCCGTGGCGCAGGCGGTAAAAACGCGATTCGAATTGTGGTATGGGCAATGGTTTCTCGACACCACCGAGGGGACTCCGTGGATCCAGTCCGTACTCGGTAAGCAGAAGCCGGAAACCTACAACCTGGCGATCCGTAAGCGCATCCTCGAAACGCGGGGCGTTAAATCAATCCTCTCTTTCAATACGACGGTGGATACCACGACCCGACGTGTCATGTTTTCCGCTGAAATCGACACTCTTTATGGAATAACGACTGTTACATCGGAGGCGTAATGGCTCTGAACCTTGATTCTCTCGGTTTATCTGCAAAGGTAACCGCGGAGGGGATCAGTGCGCCTGATTATCAGACGATACTCAGCACCCTGATTAGCTATTTTCAGCAGATTTATGGCAGTGATGCCTACCTCGAACCGGACAGCAAAGACGGCCAGATGGTGGCTCTGATGGCGCTGGCGATTCATGATGCCAATAATATGGCGATAACTGTCTACAACTGTTTTTCACCGGCAACCGGCTATGGGGCTGCACTGACCAGTAACGTGAAAATAAATGGTATTTCACGTAAAGGCGCGACGAACTCTACGGTTGATTTGCTTCTTACAGGAACTGCCGGAACAACCATCATTAATGGCAGCGTGAAAGACAGTAATAATGTGATATGGCGTTTGCCTGCTTCAGTAGTGGTCGGCGTGGATGGTACAGTGATGGCGACCGCAACATGTTCCGTCAGTGGTGCAGTGGCGGCGCTGGCTGGAACTATCACTGAAATTAATACGCCAACCCGTGGCTGGGTTTCGGTAACTAATCCTGCTGCGGCTACTGTGGGCACTCTGGCAGAAACTGACGCGGAGTTACGTATCCGTCAGTCGCAAAGTGTTGCGTTGCCATCAATAACCCCATTTGAAGCACTGGATGGTGCTGTTTCTAATGTTACCGGTGTAACCCGCCACAAACTCTATGAAAACGATACTGGTTCGGAGGACGGTAACGGGTTACCGCCACACTCTGTTGCTGTAATTGTGGATGGCGGTGATGTGACGGATATTGCTCAGGCTATCAGAGGGAATAAAGGCCAGGGGACAGCCACTCACGGTACAACATCCGTTACGGTTCCGGATAAATACGGCAATCCCCATGTAATCAAATTCTCGCGTTCCAGTGATGTGCCTGTTTATGCCCGGATTAAATTAAAAGTTTTTACGGGTTATACCTCACAGATAGGGCAGCAGATCCAGCAGGCTATTTCCGACTATATCAATAGTTTGACGATTGGTGATTCGGTCCTTTTAAGTCGCATTTACTCACCGGCGAATCTTGGCGTGGTGAGTGGCGGGAATGCACGCTATTACGATATTCAGGAACTGACGATTGGGAAATCCCCGGGGGCTTTGTCGTCATCAAACATTGATATCAGATACAACGAATCTGCGTCCTGTACCCCGGAAAATATCGTTATAACGGTGGAGTCATGAGCAAATACACCGAACTAATCACGAACTACCACGCCACCAAACCTAAATTTCTTGCGCATGTTGATCTGATGACCCGGCCGCTTATTGATGTTGCGGCTGCCACCAGAGGGCTGATTACTGCATTTGATATTGACTCTGCGGTTGGTGTGCAACTTGACATTCTGGGATTGTGGATCGGACGTAGCCGTGTTGTCAGCCAGCCTATCTCAGGTGTCTATTTCAGCTGGGATACCGACGGGCTTGGATATGATCAGGGGGTATGGCAGGGACCATACGATCCTGATTCCGGATACATGTACCTCAGCGATGAAACTTATCGTGTCATTCTTAAAGCGAAGATTGCGATTAATAACTGGGATGGACGGAATGATTCGCTTCCGGCAATTCTTGACGCTGCAACAGCAGGATCCGGGCTGCGAATGCAGATAGTCGATAACCAGGACATGACGATATCGGTCTGGGTCTTTCCTGATACTGATATTTCAGATGTATCGCGTGAGTTAATTGCGGCAATTAAACAGGGGTATCTCACAGTAAAAGCCGCCGGGGTATGGGCGGGTGGCATTGAAACACCTTCGGTGGAAACCCCATCGGAAGGCTCAAAATTTTTTGGTTTTGATATGGATAACGAATTCATCAGTGGTTTTGATGTAGGAGCATGGGGAGTATTACTCTGATGGCGAAAAATGACTTTAAAGCGTTTGCAACGGATCGAAATGCCAATGTTATATCGCAGGAGGAATGGGAAGCGTTGCCCGCGCTTTTATCCGGATTTACAGCAGGGAAAGCCTCCAGTGCGCAAGTCAATAAGGTTATTCGGCAGGCCAGCTTTATTGCTGCAGCTCTGGCCCAGTTTGTAAGTGATAAAACGCAACGGGATGTGCTTGATAATGGTGATCTGCCCGGTTTTGTTGAATTGCTGGGATCGGGGTTTGCTGTTGAATACCTGAGCCGCAAGAATCCGTTTGGTGATATCAAATCGGATGGCACGGTGAAAACGGCTCTCGAAAACCTTGGTTTGGGAGAA